TAAAGACTTGGCAATGTTAAATGGTAACACTGCACAATTCCGTCTATCTGAAGACACTGCTTTCTTGGAAGCAATGAACCAGACGCAGGCAGAAACAATGTACTACGGTAATCCCGGAACAGATCCTAAAAAGTTTCTAGGTCTAGCACCAAGATACGGTGATCTTTCAGCGGATAACGCAGTTAACATCCTTAGTGCAGGTGGATCAGGTTCTGATAATGCTTCTGTATATCTAGTAGTTTGGGGTGATAATACTGTTTATTGTCCTTTTCCTAAAGGATCTAAGGCAGGTTTAACACACGAAGATCTAGGCGAACAAACTGTTTACAACAGTGACGGTACAAGGCTACAAGCTTTTGCTACTCGTTACCAGTGGAAGAATGGTTTAGTTGTAAAAGATTGGAGATACGTTGTTCGTATTTGTAACATTGACATTTCAGATCTTTTAGGAAGTACTGGAACTCAAGCATCCACTACATCTACTGCTCTTATCAAACTAATGGCTAGAGCATTGTACAGAATTCCTAATATGGCTATGGGAAGAGCAGCGTTCTACATGAACAGAACTGTTCACTCAGGTTTATCAATTGCAGCAATGGACAAATCACAGTCTGTTTTAGCAATCCAAGAAGGTTTATCACAGTTTGGATCAGCACAAAGCTACTTATCATTCTTAGGTGTTCCTCTAAGAAGAGTAGATGCGCTAATCAATACCGAAGCTGCGGTAAGTTAACCCATTTATTATTAAAGGAGATTTAAAATGATTACAGATTCATTGCTCAGAGTGAGCGAAGATCAAGCACTTACTACAACTGCTGTTTCTACAAACACTGTTGATTTAAGTGTTGCTAGAGACATGGGTGAAGGTACTGCTTTATACATGAACTTTGCCGTTACTACTGCATTAGCAAATGGTACAAGTGTAAAGTTTGAAGTTATTACCAGTGCAAGTGCAAACTTGGGAAGTCCTACTGTTATTGGCAGCAGCGATGCTATTCTTACAGCAGCACTTACAGTTGGTAAAAACGTAGTAGTACGTTTAAACCCAGAAATTGCTGGCAAAGGTCAAAGATACCTTGGTGCTAGATACACAATTGCTGGTACTTTTAACGCTGGTAAAGTTACTGCTGATATAGTAGAAACAATCGGTGACGGTAGAAAGTTCTATGCTTCTGGCTTTACCGTAGCTTAAATTAAAAATGACTTATGCCTATTTACAAAGCTAAAATCAAGTGTTTCGTTGGTCAATCATTACGAGAGATTGGCGAAGAATTTGAGTATAACGGAGAATTTTGCAAGCATCTTGAATTAATTAGTGGTGCTGAACCTCAGACACCTGTAGCGTCTACTACACCTGTAAAAGCTGAAGTAAAGACAACTAATTTAGAATTGATGACTAAAGCAGAACTTGAAGTTTATGGTCGCTCTATCGGTATTGAACTTGATAGAAGACAAACAAAAGATACTTTAATTTCTAAACTTGAAGCAGCTAATAAATAGGCTAAGTCTTCTTATTTGACATACAGGGGGCTAGTAGTATTACTGCTATCCTCCTCTTTTTATAGGAGATGTAATGGCAACCGAAGTAGATATTTGCAACCTTGCCCTAGCGCATTTGGGTGATGATGCAACAATAGCTACGCTATCCCCACCAGAAGGATCAGCGCAAGCAGAAAAAGCTGCACGTTTTTATCCGATAGCAAGAAATACTTTGCTACAAATGCATACATGGAATTTTGCAGCAAGACGTGGAAATTTAGCACTTACAACAAATACTCTTGACCAGTGGGATTATGCATATGTCGCACCTGCTGACATGATGTCACCTATTTCAATAATATCTCCTACAGCACAAAACGATTACGCTACAAGAATGTCTGCTGGCGATACCCCCGGAGGGATTACATCTAATTACGCACCAACAATTGTGGCAGGGCAATATACACCACAACAATTTGCGATAGAAGGTACTTATATTTATACAAACCAAGAAAATGCAATGTTGCGATATCAAGCATTTATAACTGACCCATCAACTTTTTCTCCTTTATTTGTAATTACATTGTCATGGCATTTGGCATCAATGTTGGCAGGGCCAATAATAAAAGGAGATCAAGGAATAGCAGAAGCAAAACGTAGTACAGAAATGATGCAAGGTTATTTAGCAAGTGCAAAACAATCTGACAATTTACAAAGAGATATAACGATAGAACATATTGTACCTTGGACATCAGGGAGGTAATTTATGCCAACTACACGCACATTTGCAAAAGCATTTTCAGCAGGTGAAATTTCACCAGAAATGTTTGGTCGTATTGATGACGCTAAATATCAGCAAGGTGCTGCAACCATGCGTAATTTTATTTCTAAACCACAAGGGCCAGCACAAAACAGACCGGGGTTTTCATTTGTAAAAGAAGTAAAAGACAGTACAAAAGCTACAAGATTATTATCTTTTACATTTAATACTGTCCAAACAATGGTTATTGAAATGGGTAATACCTATTTTAGATTTCATACTCAAGGACAAACATTACAATATTCAGACGGTACAGCATGGAGTGGCGGTACTAATTATGTAGTTGGTGATATAGCAAAATATAGCGGTACAAATTATTATTCTAAAACTGTACATTCTAATAGTCAGCCACCAAACTCTACAAACTGGTATGCTTTACCTGCTGATTTTACATACGAAATACCATCACCTTATTTAGAAGCAGAATTATTTGATTTACATTATGTACAATCTGCTGATGTTATAACACTGGTACATCCTAATCACGCACCAAGAGAATTAAGAAGATTAGGAGCAACTAAATGGGAAGTTAAAGTAATTGATTTTGGTAGTCCATTGGCATCACCTTCAGGAGTAAGTGTAGCTGCTTATATACCATCATCTACTAGTACTAACACCGATACTTTTTTAACACATAATTATGTTGTAACTGCAATTTCAGCAAATTTAGTAGACGAAAGCGCACAGTCAAGTGCTGCATCTGTAAACAATAATATTTTTGTAACTGGAGCAAAAAATACAGTTACTTGGAACGCAGTTAGTGGAGCTACTAGATATAGAGTATATAAAGATCAAGGTGGTATTTTTGGTTTTATTGGTGAGACTACAACTACAACTATTATTGATAATAATATAGGGCCAGATTTTTCTGTAACACCACCAATATATGAAAATGATTTTGTAGGTACTGGTAATTATCCCGGTGCTGTATCTTATTTTGAACAACGAAGAGTGTTTGCAGGTACTAATAATGCACCACAAAATATATGGATGACTAAATCAGGTACTGAAAGTAATATGTCGTTTGGTTTACCTATAAGAGATGATGACCGTATTGAGTTTAGGGTTGCTGCTCGTGAAGCAAATACTATCAGACATATTGTTCCATTAACGCAATTGCTATTGCTTACAGGTTCAGCAGAATGGCGAGTTACTTCTGTTAACAGTGATGCTATAACACCTACATCTATATCAGTAAAACCACAATCATATGTTGGATCTAATAATTCACAGCCAGTAATTGTTAATAACAGCATGGTTTATGCTGCATCTCGTGGCGGTCACGTTAGAGAGTTAGGTTATAACTGGCAAGCAAATGGATTTATTACAGGTGATTTGTCATTAAGAGCAGCGCATTTATTTGATAATTTTGCAATTTTAGATATGGGAATGGCAAAAGCACCATTGCCTGTAGTTTGGTTTATTAATGATCAAGGTAAATTATTAGGTCTTACATATGTACCAGAACAAGCTATAGGAGCATGGCATCAACATGACACTGATGGTTTGTTTGAGAGCGTTGCAGTGGTAGCTGAAGGTGCTGATGATGTTGTCTATTGCGTTATAAAAAGAACAATTAACGGTGCATCAAAAAGATATATAGAACGTATGGGAACAAGAATATTTGCTTCACAACGAGATAGTTTTTTTGTTGATTGCGGTGCAACATATAACGGTACAAATACAAACACAGGACAAAACGTTACCATATCTGGCGGTACAAATTATACAAGAGGAGAAAGCGTTACTATAACTGCTAACTACAATTTATTTAATGCACCTCCTAGTGTTGCTGATAAAGATGATGCAATAGTTTTAGTCGATGGTACAACTACATATAGATGCGTAATTTTATCTACATCAAGCCAAACTGTAGCAACTGTAAAATTAGATAAAGATTTACCAGCAAGTTTACGCAATACAGGAATTACAACTTACGAAGTGGCAAGAAATACAATATCAGGTTTGTCATATATAGAAGGTAAAACAGTAAGCATTTTGGCAGATGGTGCAGTGCATCCACAAAGAGTTGTTAGTAGTGGCAGTGTTACCTTAGAACGTGCAGCTAGTGTTGTTCATGTAGGTTTGGAATACAACAGCGATCTGCAATCATTACCTTTAGCTTTGCAAGTAGAAGCATTTGGTCAAGGCCGAGTAAAAAATTTAAATCATGTTTGGTTAAGAGTATTAGAATCATCTGGTATTTTTGCTGGGCCATCTTCCGATAAATTAATAGAAGCAAAACAACGTACAACAGAACCATATGGATCACCACCAAATTTAAAAACAGAAGATATAAAAATTATGTTAACTCCTACTTGGCAAGATAATGGTCAATTATTTGTACGACAAACTGACCCATTACCATTAACTGTTGTTGGTTTGACTTTAGAAGTTTCTATTGGTGGATAGTGTGACCGTAAACAGATATTATGTATATATACTAAAAAATAAGGCAGCGTTGAGGTAAGTACAACAATGGGGTTAGATTTTGGAGCTTTAGGGTTAGGAGATAAAATAGGTATAGGTCTTGGTGTTAGTAGTCTTGTTACTGGATTAATTGGTGATTATTCAAAAGCTAATACAGAAAGATACAGAGCAAAAAGTGCAGCGTTAAATTATGAGCATCAGCGTGATATGGCGCAGCTTAATAAACGTATGTTAGAAAGCCAAGCGCAACATATTGGAAGAGCATATAACAAACAGATTGCAATAAGAACTATGAAAGCAGGTCGAGATATATCAAGTACAAAAGCATCATTTGCTGCAAGGGGTATACAAATGGGTGTTGGTAGTACTGCAAATGTTTTTGCCAGTGCTGAAATATTAAAAGAAATAGACAGGTTAACGATGAATACTAATAAGGTAAAAGCAATGAATACTAAACGAGCGCAAGCAGTTAACATGGGCATTAGGTCAGAAATGTATGGTATGTCTGCTGATAATTTGTTTTCTACTGCTTCTACTATTAGTCCATTTATGAATATGACTAGCACGTTTTTAACAGGTGCTGGTTCTATTGTTTCTGGTCTACCTTCAGAATTCTGGAAAGGATAATTATGGCAAGAGTACCTATACAACAAACACCACAAGTAGGATTAGAAATTGGGTCAGCACCACAATTTACTGGTGGCAGCATAGAACCTGTACAAGATACTGTTACAGATGACCTGCAAAGATCTAGCAAAGCACAACGCAACGTTGCAAATATTGCAATTAAATTACAAGAAGATTATAACGATGTTGAATCAAAAAAATTATATAACGATTTTTATAGTGAATTAGAATCTAATACTAATAATTATCTTAATACCCAAGGTTTTGATGCTGTTAAAACTAATAAAGAAGAAGGCAGTAAATATGATTTAACTAGTAACAATAATTATGTATTAATGGAATCATATGCAGAAAAAGCAAGTAATAATCAATCTAAATTTTTGTTTGAAAATATGGCATCGGTTTCATTAAAATCTGCGGAAAATAAAATGACGCAGCATTCTATTAAACAGGTACGTCTTGCTCACGAAAATGAAATAGAAGCTGGTATTAAAAATTTTACAAATGAAGCAAAAAATAATTATGCAAGTGTAAATGATCCTAGTGGTGAATTTGTTAAACATTATGCAGCAGGTCTAGAAAAAATAAAAGAAAAAGCAATATTAAAAGGTTGGAATTTAGATCCTGATGCAACAGATGCAAATGGTGAAAAATTAGGAATTAGTGATCAATATAAACAATTAATAAATGAATATAATATGGATATATATAAAGACCTTATTAAAAAATTTGGTAAAGATGCGGAGTGGGGTCAAGTAGAGCAATTGTTTGAAAGATTAAATCCAATATTAAACCCAAAAGATGCTAAAAAATTACAAGCAAAATCAGAAAAAGATCATATGGAATATAACCAAGGAGTTATTAATAACACACTTCTTGCTAATAATAGTAATCAAAACAACGGAAATTTTTTAGATCAAGCAAACACAGTATTTAGTTTAAGTAGCAACAACACTACATCTAATGGTATTGGTGGATCAGTTAAAGATGGTTTTAATAGTAATGATGAAGTTATTGATATAACAGGTACTCAACGAACTGAAAGAATAGAACTATTACAACAAATTAGAAATACCTCTAAATTTTATAAAGAAGGAAGTACTAAACAGCTAATACCACA